GAGTTATATCTTCACCTATAGGAAATTGATTAGTATTATTTGTACCTGTTCGAGAATTATAAATACCAGAATATATTAAAGTATTTTCAAGTCTTTCTTGTTCTGCCTCTTCTTCTACTATATATGCTTTATTACCAAAATCTACACTAGTATTATTAAAGACACCTCTTATTCTAGCTTCTTCTATAAACCAATCTTCTTCTTCTATTTCATCATAATAAGGAACTGCCGCATTGGTTATACCTGTGGAGCTTTGATAATATTCATTAGTACCCAAAGCATTAGTATAGTGATCTGGATAGTCTGATGTTACACCTCTATCTTTTAATCTCTTCAACCAGAAGGTGTTGAAATATGAAACTTCTAATGTTACTGGCATAATTATATTATTACAAAGATTTAAATAAATCTACAAAATTACTACTTGTAGAGGATTCATAAAATATATCTAAATTACTTTCTACCGGTTCGGTTTCAGAAACACTTAAAAATGGTTCCATACAATATGTTCCCGCGGCGAGCGCAACATAGGGCTCAGGGAATGAAGTTGTTAAAGGATCTACAACTACTTTAGCCCCTAAAGTATTTAATATATTATCAGAATTTACTAATTGAGGTTGGCCTTTTTTAGCACCAACTCTAAAATTACCTGCTAAAGGATTTTCTTCTACATTATAAAAACTCTGTGATCCGCCTGGTAGCCCCCATGGGATTCTTCCATCAAGAGTTAAGGGGTCATTATCTGTAGGATTAACAAAAGCCCCGGCTTCTGCATTAGAAGGGTTAAATGGTGAATTTGCTAATTCTAAACCACCTAATCCAACTGGCCCAATTGTTACTATTTCATCAAATGTTCTAGTAGGAAAATATTGAGTATTCCATAAATAAGTTATATTAGAAGCATATGCTCCTACTGGAAGATTTCTATTATCTATAGTTGGATTATTTACTCTTCCATATACTTTTACTGAAGATGGAAATTCACTTTGTAAAGGCCCGACTTCTTGTAAATCTCTAGGTAATTTATTAATATTATCAGATATAAGAGTAGTAAAAGCTGTCCTGCCTCTTTCTTTTATAGGAGTTCTAATAGGGTAACCTAAAGTAAAACCTGGCAAATATGCATTATAATATTCTTGTTCTTGTTGCTTTACAACTAATTTATAAGATTGCCATCCTAAGGGATTAGGATCCCATACACTTATCTCTACTATACAATTATTAGCGCCACCTACAAGTTGTAGTTCTTCGCTATTTACATACCCAGTTCCTGGATTTACTATTTCAATACTTGTTACAGCACCACCACCACCAACAGTAATAACTTTTACCGTTAACCCACTTCCTAAAGCTTGAGGAGTTCCAAGACCAGGATTATAAGTAGTAGCATAGGTAGTTCCTGCTGCATAACCTGTGCCTGAAGCATTAATATTAATATCATCAGCGCCCGAGTCAGGATAAGATTTATATAAACCAGGTTGGCCATCCGATGTAGCTGCAATATTTATATTAGTATTATTATTTATAGTTAAATTTAAACTATTTCCTAACCATTTATAAGTTGATAAAGCAGTTGATTGCACATCATCCCATGATTTATAGGGAACATATAGTGTAGAACCCGCGGTATTTGGTATATCATCATTTAGAGATAAGACAACACTAGATGCCCTTCCCACTCTATCTGATAATACAAATCCAACTTGATAATTTCTATTTTGTTTTACCGAATGATTAGGGTATTGAGCATAATTATTATATGCAAGAGACTTATTTCCATTAATTACTGAATAATCTAAATTATTTGGCGGTGTATGTTGAGATACAAAATTCCCATATATTACTCTATTAGCACTTATTTCTTGCGCTAAAGCTTTAATAGGCACTTTATCATATACTCTATTTTGTTGGCTAGAAGAAAGAGTTTTATAAATCTTAGTGGATTTATAATCAAATTTATAATAAAATTGGGTACCGCTTGTATTTGGTAAGGGTTCAATATCCCCACCCACTATATCTGCTACTTGTATTGTTTGTACAACTTTAGTAGATAATCCATCTGATTCTTTATAAAGTATATCAATACTTTTTATTTTATAATCATTTGTTAATGCAGTTAGCGCTGTAGCCGCGCTAGTTCCTCCATCAGGTAATGGGATTTTAAGAGTTATACTATCTATGCGATTTTCAAACCATTCTAAAATAGTACTTGAAAAAGCATCGTTCATATCTTGTTTAGGATCGGTTAATCCCCATCCAAATTGACCCCATTGTTTTGGAATAAAACATATTTGACTAAAGGGAGCTGATAAAGAATATTCATTATCTTCATATTTAAATCTATAACTAAATCTTATAAATTTTTCTTCTATTAAATCTTCATCTCCCGTAAAGCTACTATTATAATCTGGGTTAGTCCCTACTCTTACTTTGTCAGCAATATTATTTACTCGTACATCTTTAGTTAAAGTTACTAAAGCATACTTATTAGTAGGATATTGGATAGTAGTACATAAGGTTATAACGGATTGTATAAGTACTTCATCGGCTATTGTTAATGGATTTCCCGCTGTATCTGTGATAAAATTACCTGTAAAATTATCACTAGTTATATAATCCCCTACTTTAGGGGTGGGTTGTGGAGAATTTTCTGTCCCTACAACATTAGTAAAGTTATAAGCTATAGCAAATTGGGTTCCGGCTGCTATAGTAAAAGGCACAACCGCAGGAGTTACAGGATTATTAGGATCATTACCATCCCCAGCTCCAACAAATACAGTTGTTTCAAAACCATTTTCATTTAATATACTACTTTCATTAGCCATTGTAGAGCGAGAAAAAGTAATATCTATATTATCAGTTCCATTATAAGTTCCCGGGGCAGCATTAATAAAATTATTATAAATAGTAACTGAAGTATTAGTTACAATTGTTATAACCTCCCAAAATTCTTGATCCCCTTGACCAGGAAATCCCGTAGCAATATCTCCAATTTTAATACCCGTGGTATCAGCCATTGTTAAAACATAGCCTCTTAATGCTCCAGCCGCTAAAGCTCCAGCTGTTATTCCTAATATATTTTGTTGTAATACTAAAGGGGTTTCATAAGGATAATATTTCGCAACTGAAATTTGATCTTCTCTAGTATAATGAGTTGGAGTATTTACGGGAACAGGATTAGCTAATTCTACATTTATTTTTCTAGGTTGATTTCTATTATCAGTCCAATATAATAAATCATCTAATAAATTTATACCAAATATTTTATAATTTTTATTTAAATTTAAAAAATCACCAACAACTAATAATTTTAAAGTATTTGTAGTAACATCTAATTCATGAATCATGTTGGCAAATCCAATAGTTATTACATCTAATGCTAACAGAGTTATACTAATATCTATAGTTATATTAGCAGCTGTTACATTGGTCACAACAGGAGCAACAGTGGGTACAACTCCATTCCAACTATCACCTCTTAATAACATACCAGTTTGTATACCAGAAGCTTGTGGATCAATAACGGTACCAGCTGCAGTAGCTAATGTAATAGTAGTTCCTGTTTGTCCTACGCTAGAATAAGTGACTTTATCTCTTGGGCAATTTGCAGCGCCGCTATATCCGGCACTCATAATATATATTTTATTATTTTTTTCGTTAGTAAATTGACCAATAATATCTGCCCCATCTCCAGTTAATAAATCTGCAACTTCTGTATTGCCTAATACATTCTCAAATTCGCCTACACTTGATCCTTGTGATCTACTAATTTGTAGATTTTGAGCATCCCGGTATTCGCCATTGGGTATTAATCTATCATCTAAGTCTTTATTCATCTTAGATTTTAGAAAAGTATTCTTTATTTCTGGCATTTGATTAATGTTTTATCCATTTAGATTTCCCACGCATTACTTGAACTATTTCATCAAGCTTAATATTTGATAATCTTATTTTAGCATTTCTTAATTTAGAACTTGCTTCTCTTTTTAATCTTTGTACTATATATTCTGGCTGATTAATTCTTGTAGCTAATATTGCATGACTTAAATATGCATAAATAGCTGCTTCAGCTAATTTAGGTATTCTACTATCTAAATCATAAGCAAGTCCATCAGAAAGATATTCTAAGATAATTAATCTTCCATTTAAATTACTTGAAAAAGATACTTTACCTTCTCTTTCATTTAATGTAAACCAACCATTATATTGAGCATATTGAGGGTCTATTCCATATTGTTCACCCCATCCCCAATACCAATAGCCACCATTACCCCAGTTATAGCCAGCCCATAATAATCCTTGGTTATATAATTCCCAATTGAAATCTTGGTTTATCCAACTTACATTAGCAGTCTTCCATCTATCTTCTGTAATAGAACTACCTTCAGTATTTTCTCCAAAATTATCTTGAGTAGGAATTCCTAGATTATCTTGTAAAGGCATTGTATAAGGGTTATCTGTTAGGTTATTTGCAGGGTATATAATTCTTTGTACACCTAATTGATCAATCCATGACATACGTACATAATTGACATAGTCTTGAGGTAATATTACACTTAGACTAGGTGGTATATTTAATTCTTGGGATTTAACACTTTTTAAAGTATCATAACTAAATTCTTGTAAAGCTCTTTTAGCATGGAATATTACATCGGTTCTTTTAACATCTGGTATCAATTTATCTTTTCCTACATATCCAACAATAAAATTATTAACTACATCTCCTAATGTAGTATAAGAATAACTTCCATAATTTTCTTCCACTGTAGTTCCAAATGCATCTCTATTACCAAAACTCCCACCAGTTAAGGTTTTCATTTGGCATACTAATACTTGAGTAGCTGGTAAATTTATAGCTAAAGTTACAATACTACCACCAGATTCAGGGTTAGTTACAGTATAAGGGCCATAGGCTGCAAAAGCAGATCCAGGAATAATTTCTTCATAAGTTATACCATTAGTACTACCATAAAGTTTAAAATTATTTAAAGCATAGTCTGCATTAGCTGGATCCCAATTACCCAAAACTAATTGAGTATCAAATGTAAAGGTAAAAGTATCTTGATTTGTAGAAATAAAACCCTGCGCCCCTGCGTAATATTGTTGATTAGTTTCGGTGATTAATCCACCATCTGGAATTGCCATATTTTATTAACTTTTTTCATTAGCGTCTTCAGTTGCTACAGCTTGAGAAGCCATTTGTACTATAGACGGATCTTGTATTATAACACCAGCATAAGCTAGTATTCTTAGTATTATTTCTGTTTGTTCTGATATATCTAATTCAAAATTGGTAGAACCATAAGTACTTCCAGAATTGAAATCTGCCGCAGTTAAAGTTATAACTGGGCCCGTACTACCACCACCCAATTGATTTGGATTTATAGTAATAGTATCTCCTACAGCAAAACCTGTACCGGGAGTAGTAACAGTTATAGTAACTACAGTGGGAGCGGTGACATTAGCGCTTAAGGCTAATCCTATACCTGCTCCAGAAGTAGTAAATGTAGGGGTATAAGACCCAATAACTCCACCTGCCAAAGGGGTTGTTAAATTAGTCAAAGTACCACCATTATTTAATAAGTTAGCCCCGTATATAGTAGAATCATATACATATTGGCCCAATGCCCCTTGAGAATATCCCCATCTAACTAAACTTGGTGTAGCTAAATAAGATATATTTATATCACCTGGAGTAATAATAGTATTAGGAAAGACAAATAATTGTCCTGACTCATATAAGTATATGGGGAATTTTTCAGTTGGTTGAGTTAACGGGGAAAGGAATAATTGTGTTACCTCATTTCTTTGAGAATATTGTCCTAATTGTACACCTTGATACATTACAGAACCTAATCTATAAAGATCAGTTACTACAGTGGTATCTATTGTAAAAGGATTAGTACCTGTTATAGCACCTGGTGTAGATGTATTATTTATGTATTTTTGAAAGAATTGTAATTTCTGTTCAATATTTTTTACACGATCTCCATATTCTGTATCATTATCAGGTAATCGATACTGTTGGTTTAAATCGCTTGCGTAACCTTCAAATATAGTTGATTGCACCTGGATAGCCGTTTTATTGAATTCATCAGGCGTCATATACCCTCTTTGCTGTTGGTTAAGGATTAATAAAACTGTTTTATAAACTATATCTACGTTTACTGCCATTATATTTTTATTATTTAATATAGAGGCGGACGGATCCGCCCCTTATATTATTATTGAAGTTGTTTTTCTATTGACTTATATACTTCTACACCATCATCTGTTTTAAACCATGCAGCAAGTGCTGTATAAGGATTTTCATCAAATGGTACTGTCATTAACTTTCTATCATTACTACCCCAATGGAATGTTCTTTGGTCTTGGGATAATCTAATTAACCCTTGAGACTCAGCTTTAATTCCAGCGTTTCTTAATCCTACATTTTCATCAGCTGCTAAGCTCAAAAATAATTGAGGATTTCTTTTAGCTAGTAACATTAGATCTCTTTTAACTTCTTTAGAAGATAAAGAATCTACTACATTTCCTTGTTCTACTCTTACAATAGCTTCAGCCTGATCTACATCCATAGTTCGTGCTGCAAGTAATGCTTCTAATTCATATTCTAGATCTACTAATTCATCCGATGCAATTTGTTTAGGTATATGTTCTATATACTTTCTATCTTTCATTGGATGATATAAAGACAATAACTTTTGTAAAGCAATATCTCTACTCGGAACATGTAATGAACCGTCTCTAAAAGTTATATGACCCATAGTAACTTCTCCTTTTTGTTCATCTACAAAAGGACTATTCATATTTGTAGCATATCTTAGTTCTCTTTGTTCTTTAGCTGATTCATCAAACCATAACAAAGGGTGTCTTCGAGTATGCTTACTTGGAATAGTAAATGTTAAAGGCTCTTTATCGCCTTTAAGTATATAAGTTCTATCTTTTATTTCCCAGTCATCTTTTTTAACTGGTTTTACTTTAATCGGTTGCGCTACATTTTCAATTACCTGTCCTTCTACGACTGGTAATTCTTCTATAGCAACCTCTTCTTTTTTTGTTTTTGCCATAATATAATATAATTAAATAGTTAAAAATAAAGGTATAGGGGCACCGAAGTGCCCGTTACCTTTACAATGATTATACTCCTTGGAATAATACAAAGTTGTTAGCAGCTTGAGTTACTAAACATCTTTCTGAAAGGAAATTAACTTCCATTGCATCAAGATCACTAGTATAAGCTCCACCTGCAGAACCTGTTAACCATGATTTCATTCTTCGGTCATCACCTTCAGAAGCTCTATATCTTACATGTAAGAAAGGTCTTCTAATGTTAGTACCAAGAATTTGATCATAGACAGTAGTTGTACCAGCAGGAACTAATACTCCTTCTATAGAAGCAGGCCCAGTCATAGCACCACGCGTTGAAGCGTCGTTAAGATATTTCCAGTCTGTTTTATAAAAGTCATAAGAACCTCTTCTGAAACCGCTAAAACCTAAGTTTAAGGCCATTTCTTCTGAGTTTTCAAATAGTCCATAAGCAGTACCACCTTGCGCACCTGAAGATACACTTGCAAGCATATCATCAAAATCCAAAGCAGTTTGTCTATCTAAGAATAACATGTTTTCTTCAATAGCTCCTTGAGTATCTAGGTTTCTAAGAATATCATCAAAGTCTCCAAGACCTGTAGCAGCACTAAAGCCAACCATTACATTACCTCTATTCTGAATAGCAGCAAAAAGTCCTTCAGAACCATTTGCTTCAGTTTGAGGAACGATTGGAGAAGCAGCAGCAACAAGCTCAGCTTCAACACACATCATTTCTAAATAATCTTCAAATCTAAGTCTTGTTTCAGACTCAGCTTTTAGATACCAAAGGTATCCAGAAGTTCCATCTTCCGTAGCAACTTCAACCCAACCTATTTGAGCCATATCAGAACCAGATACTGTGTATTTGCTTCTTACAATGATAGGATTGTTTTGGAATTGTGTGAAATTTGGATCAACACTTACGTAGGTAGTTCCAGCAATTAAAGCAGGACCAGCAGCTGCGTTAGGTGTTGTAGATCCTTTCAGATATTCAGAACCGTAAACAAATATTTTTACGTTTCCAACTAGACCTGCAGCAGCAATAGTAGCCGCTGTATAAGGATCAACGTTTATAGTAACCGCACCAGGTCCAATGTTAGATGAAACAACTAAACACTTTACTTCTGCACCGAAATCATCCATCACAACGATAGTAGATCTTGGAGATATAACGTTAGTTACACCAGCAGGTATAGTAATAGCGTTAGCCGCACCTACACCAGGAGCTGCAAACGTACAGTTATCATAAGCAATATGTAATCTATTTTGTTCTGACCAGATTACTTGGTCACTTGTCATTGGAAGCTCCGCACCTACCATTCTTAAGAATCCAGATAAAGTTCTATTACCGTATCTTTCAACCTCTTGTTCGTAGATTTCTGGTAAATATTGCTGAGCGAAAGTAACACCACCGCCGGCAAAATTTAAATAATTCGTAGCAAGTATTTGTTGTACCTGACTAGGGATTATCGTTCCAAATTGGGGATTTAAAGGCATAATTTTAAATTTTAATTGTTAAATGTTCGTTTAATTTTCAATTTAGATGAATCTGTTCCACTAATAGCTCTCACTTTTAATCCATCTATAAACACGTCCCCACCGGCAACTTGCCTTGGCGCATCTTTAGCTGGGTTCTTGGATTGCTTGACCATGTTTTTAACACCATCAGCTTTCCCTTGTTCATAAAAATGACTTGCTAATTTGTCAGCATTCATAGCAGCATATAAAGCTTTATGATAGCCTGCAGTATCATTAATATTTCCTTCTTTATCAACAAATTTGTTAATAAAATTATTAATATCAGATTGACTTTTAGCTATTTTTGAAGGATCTTGAACTTTATACCTAAATTTCTTTTCACCTACAGAGTAATCAAAACCTTTGAATTCTGTATCAAATAAATCTTTGGTCCGTTTTTGAAACGCTTCATGACTTTGCTTTATAGTTTCTTGCTGTTTATTGTAACGATTGAAAAAATCTGTAGCTTTTTGTTGTTCTTGTGTTATTCCAGGACGTTGTTTAATATCAGCATAATACTTATTTTTTAAACTTTCTAAATCCTTTTTCGCAAAAGCAACTTCTTCTTTATAAGCTAGTTTTTTTCTACGTATATCTCTTTGTTCGTCTACATCCTCATCTACTTGAAATTTATCTTCAATTAAAAAGCTAATTTCATCTTGTGATAAATGAGGTTTTGTTTGTTTATAATATTCATGTAATAAAGAATTATCATCTAATTTACTATAATCCCTATTGAGTTTAACATAATCCTCTACTGTTCCACCTGTTTCATCCATAAACTTTACAAGTTTATCAACATTTTGTGGTAGTTGTTGTGTTTCCACAACAGGTTCTTTAGTTATCTCTTGAATATCTTCAATTTTTTCTGAAGTAGTTTCTTCAATCTCTTCAATTATTTCTTCAATCGGAGTTTGCACCTCAACTTCTGCAACGGGCTCTTCCTTTGTATCGCTGACCCGTGTTCCTGTATCCACTTTCTCGCCATCTCCGGTTCGTTTATCCACATCCACTGTCTCTGTTTTTTGCTCTTGAACGGCATCTGTTTTTGGTTTTGTTAAATCTACTTTTATAGGAGGGGTAATTTTATTATTCCCTTCTAAAGATGTATCTACTTTAGATAAATCTACTTTTACTACTTCATTTTTTGACTTACTTCCTAAGTCTTTCATTTTTTTAGGTTTTGACTTTATTTTAAAGTCGCCTTCCTGTTTGACCTCTACGGCCTCTTTTTGTTCTGCCATAATAAAATATAATTAAATAATTAATAATTAAGCCATAGGAAACATTCCTGCTTGGCCTTTGTTTTCAAAATCTATAGGTAATAAATCATTATTTCTTTGATCTATCATTTCACTTTGTTGTGATCCTTGGATTTTAACTCTTTTGTCTTTTCTATCTTCTATATCTTTTTCTTTTTGTTGTTCTGCTTGCATTTTCATTTGCTCTAATTGCAATTGATAATTAAATTCTTCTGCCATTAATTGACGTTTAATTTCTGCTTCAGTTTGCATTCTTTGAATTTCAAATTGAGATTTACCTTGTTCAATTTGTAATTCTTTTTCAGCTAAAGCTTGTTGTTTTTGTAATTCTACTTCAGCCGCTTTTTCAGCTGCATCCGCATTTGCTTGTGCTGTTAATTGAATTTGACGTTCTTGAATTTGCTGATCACGCTGTTCTTTTTGTTTACGTTTTTGTTTTAGTAATTGATTAGCTAATTTTAAATTACGTATTTGTCTAATATCTATAGCATCCTCTAAATCAATACCACCCCCTGATAAAGCTACTTGAATATTTTGCTCTAATTGAGCTTTCTCTTCTTCATCAGGTTCTAAATCTAAAAATATGCCAAAATCATGTAAAGATAAATGATCAATTTCTCTTAATGTTTCTGTATCAAAAGTTGAAATACTTTCTTTTAATGCATTAGCTGTTAAAGGATACTCCAACATATCACCAATTTTTTTGGCAATATTTTCACAAGCTCTTAAAGTTAACCATAAACTTGCATTATTAACATGCTTGGTAGCTATATTAGATTGTTGTGCAGCAATTTTTTGTAATCCAACTAAAGTATCTCTATCTGGTAAACTACCATCTCTAGCTTCATTTAATCCAGTCACATCTCTTATCATTTGTAAATAATAATTATACGTTTGAATTAAACTTTGAATCTTAGCTTGACCCGAATTAGTAGCTAATTCTTGTACAGGTATTTTCCCTCTATTTAATTCGCCATCTTGGGTTAAAGATCTCCCTACAACTGAACCAGTTTGGAAATACATATTTAATGCTTCTGCTGGATTATAGTTAGTTCCATTACCAAGATCAACCTCAGCTAATCCGTCCATATCTAAAAATACACCGTCAGGTACTATTCTAGCTATAACTTGTTGAAGTTTTAAATGTGTTAACTGAATCATATCAGCAAACCCAGTAATTCTACTTACAATAGAATCAATACGCCCTTTATATATTCTAGGAGCGCAAATAGCATAATTCATTTCTACTTTAGTAGTATCCGCAAAAGGGCGTGTCATATTTTCTGCCATTTCCCATTGCAACATTGTATTAGTTCCTAAAACTTTAACACCTTTATATAAAACCTCTATACTTCTACCTACTCTTTCAAAATTATCATTTTCTGGAGGATTAAATGTATCAGGTTTTTCTAATGCTTTTTGTAATCCATAAGGTGTTTCTTTTATTTTAAATACTTGGTCAGTATAAGTTTTATATTCAAAATATAATACTTGAACTGTATTTTCATCAAAAGCCCCCCATCCATAAATATAATTTCTATTCCCTTTATTTTGTTGAATTTTTTCTAATTCTTCATTTGGAATATTAGGAAATTGTTTTTTAAGTTCAGGAATAGTAACTCCTTTTACTTCACCTACATAATATATATCTTCAAAATTAGGATCTTCTGTATAAGAATATATCATATATGCAGGATCAACATAATCTACAGTAATACCATTAGCTAAATTAAAATTAGTTTTACATGCTGCAATTCCACAAGTTACTAAATCATAATTTATTCTACGCTTAATTAAATCAAACCTATTTTGATCTAATACATGATTAATAGCCTCTTCTTCTGCAATTTCAATAGCTTGTTTATAACTTAATTGCATATGAAGTTCTAATTCTTCTTTAGTAGTTGGTAATTCTTCTTGTGATATTGTAGTACGAGACAAATCAGAACCTAATTGTTCTGTAATTTGCTTCATAGTATCTTTAGCAAATATATCTTCAGCCAACATTTTTGCATAATTTGTTCTTTTAGTTAAAGATTCTGGGTCTTGAGCATATGCATTTATATCATAATCTTTAGCAGAAATTCCATTAGCTAATATATCTACAAATTTAGAAATTATAGGAACAGGTTTCCAATCTAAATTAAGATAGGATAAATCACCATTAATAGATAATTCATCTTTATATTTTTGCACAGGTTGTTCACCTCTTGCATATAATCTTAATCTATTATAATTATTCCAAGTAGTTAAATATCTATTACCATTAGTACGACCTTGACTAAACCATTCGTATTCAATAGCTTTAGCTACTTGTTCTCCATATTCCCAGCTTGATTTCTCTGCGTCACTTACTACTTGACTCGGAAAAGGACTATTAGTATTATAGTTTATCTTCATTTATTGTATAATTTTGGATAGTGCTCCTGTATTGTCGTATTTTTTAATTCCTAAATCATATTCTTGTTTAATAAGTTTAGGAACTGGTCTATATTTATTTTTATTACAAGCCATAATTGCTAATCCTGAACTAATGGAAGCATCATGCTTAGTTCTATTATTAATATTAAATTTACTCCAGTCATCTAATGTACGTTGAAAATATATATCTCCATAAGTACCATCTTCTTTTAATCCTATATATTCTTCTATATAAGATTCAATTGCTGCAGCATGCGCTTGTATAATATCTTGACTTGAATTAGGTATTCCACCTATTTCTCTTTCGGTAACAGATAATTTATTATATATTTTATCTGGTCTATTCATTGCATAACCCCTATATCCTCTTCTTTTAAAATGATATAATAATCTGGGTTTATTATTTTCACATAATAATGGCATTCCATAAAATATACATGCCATTAATACATCTTCAAAGAATGTTTCAGCTGTTTGAGGCCTAGCAATATATTCTAAGAAAAAATGATGTGGTGGAATATCTTCCATACTAAATTTAGTTAATCCATGTAATGATCCATTTGAACCTCTTCCATCTACTGTTCCTGATATATCATAAGGGTCACAACCAAAAGCACCTAAATTTTCATTAGCTGGATATTTTTTCCCTAATTTTAGTATTATATTATTTTGTAGTCTAGCAGGTGGAACCCATGATACTAAAAATCTACCACTTTTATTAGGTACAAAAATTACTTCAGTATCTTTAATTCCTCCAACCCATTGGAAAGATCCTTGTGTAATAACACTGCTGTGTTTTATATCAGCATTCCAATCTATTTGTTGGTATATCTTAGTTAAGTTAAATAAAGAATTTTTAGATTCATCTCTAAAAGCATGTTTAGTAGTTCTTGGGAATTGTCTATAAAATTCATTTAAAGCGTCTTGGTCTTCACTTAAACCATCAACTTCATTTTTCCAATAATCTAATACTCCTAATTTAATTTTTTGTCCGTGGGGGTCTTCATCCGGGGTTTTGGGTGTTTCGAATACAGGTAAGCCATGAGAGTTAATGTATCCCTCGTAGTTCCATTCCATAGGTATGAACAAACTATATAATCCTGAGCGAGTCTGTCCATTGGCGTTTCGTTTTGTAACATCTGAGCTTTCATATAGTTTTTTAAAATTATCACCACCTTTATCTAAAGCGTTTGAAGTGCTGCCCATCATACATTTACCAATAATCCTACTCCCTAATCGTAAACATGTTTTAGTAACTCTCCAGTTATTTAATATATTATTTGGTCTTTCCCATTTACCTGATTCATCGTGCACTAATAGTTTTAATTTTTCACCATCATAACTATTATCTCCTGTATTTTTCCAATCAATAGTTGTATCAAGCCCTTCTAATTCTTCAAGTACTTCACCTGTTATAATCTTTCTTCTAGTAAATTTAGAAGCTGGAACCCTATATGCTAATTCTGTTTTAGGTCGATCCATACCATCTTGAATCGGTTTAAAAAAGAATGGATAGTTAACTGAAATAGGGACAACCTTATCAGTGAACATCGTTTTAGCATCTGGTCCAGTTTTAGATAATATTCCATACCTAGAATCACTAGATATTGTAGCTAAGTTTACAACCTCTCCTGAGGCCATAAAAGAGAATCCTGACCTACGGTTTTTAAGGTAACACATTCCATAGCATCTGACGTCTGCTTTGCAAGCTTCCCAGAATATAAAGAATAATCTATTGGCTTCTCTAAAATCTGGTGGCCCAACATCAATCTTACTCCACTGCAAGTACATATAGTGAGTGCCAGTAAGATAAATAGGTTTATCTTTATTATAATACCAAAAACCTTGTTCTCTTCTATTAAACTCTTCGTCAATATAATCATACCACTTTTCTTTAAAATCTTCTGGATATTTATCCCATTCGAATACACTTTTAATATTACCTAATACTTTAGGTAATAAAGTTTTTTCCCATTTTTCCGATTCAAATTTATGGATATTTTTAGGCTGTTTAGGTAAAGCTATTTTTAATCCTTGAATTTCATATACTTCCCCAATTTCACCCGTCTTACTAATAACTATAAAATCATGATCTTCATTATATCCATACTCCCATTTTTTATACCTATTATTTCGTTTAAGAATTTTAGATTTAACGTAATTTGGTAATATTTTATATAAAGTTTGTTTATACATTATTTAGATCTCCTTTCTGCAAACCCTTTAAAAGATTTTTCTTTTTTTTCTTCTACTTTAGGTTTATCTTCTAGCATATTTTTTTCTTCTTCAATTCTATTTAAAATTTCAAAAGCATCGAATATAGCTAACTTTTTAGTAGCTGCAGCATTTTTAAGTCTATCTGCGGAAATATCAGTATCAGAATCAACAATAGCTTCTTTAGCAACTTTGATAAGTTCCTCAACGGCTTTATGCCCAGCTTGGATTATATTCTTCTTCGTTTCCTTGGTATTCATACTTTATAACTATATCATTTGATTTCATACAATATACACGCTCTTTATCAATCATAAACTCCCATTCTCCTCCGGGTTTAAACCCTACTTTGTCTCCTGGGTTGATTTCAATACCTTTTAAAGTATTATTACCAATTTTTAATACTCCAATACAAGACTCTTCATTATGCATGCTAAATTCATCTGTATTTTTAAGGGGTTTTATGAAACATCTATCATTAATAGAGGTCCATTCGCCTGTATTTTTATATAAATAAATTTGTTCTAGTGCTGCAAAATACATATTGTCTCTAAAATATGAACGACTATTTTGTTGTTCGCCCTTCATATTATAAAATCTACGAAATATATTTTGATGTACTACAATAATATCCCCTTTTTTAATTGGCGTTTTAAAAGCTAAAGGTGTTTCAATAACCTTAGCTGTTCTATTTACAAATTTAAAACTTTCAATTTTAGTATTTAATACTAAATTTTTATCTTCTACTGTAGCAGTATTAGCGTATCTTTCGCCAACAGGCTCTATAATAAAATCATATAAACTTCTCATTAATATTCTAAATCATATTCAATGGATATTGCCATGTTAGAATTAAACTTCTTCCAAGGCAATACCTCATTGTTTTTCTTTATATAAATATTATAAGATTTATCCTTTTCATCTAATATAATATGAGAAATTTCATGTCCTCCATAAACTTGTTGACCAACAGAATAATGCATAGCGTCATTTTTATAATCAGATCCAATACTGATTTTACGGACTACATTATTCATTACTATTTTTTTTCTTCTTCTACTGCGTCTTCTTCTTTAGTTTCTGGTTTAATTTCTTCATAAGAACCATCTTGTAAATTTATACTTATTGAACCATACTTTTCTTCTAGTTCTTGTTTTAATTTTCCTTGATCTTGGTTTAACCCAGCTATTACATGCAATACTGCATGTTTTTCAGTTTCTAATACACCTACATTCTGAATAGCTTTTGCTAATTCATTTTGACCATTTACTACTTTTTCTAGTTCTTCTTCTGTAATTTTTTTAACTTCTTCACTCATTTTTATTTAATTTAATTTGTTATATATTGTCGTTTATAAATTGAAATATTATTACTATCACCACTAAATTCACATTTAACAGTATTTTCATCTACCATTGTGTATTTAATTGATACCCACCAGTCATTTTCTGGATTGTATATTTGTGTAATAATATGTTCCTTTTCTTTTTCTAATACTTCTTCTTTTAAAATATTACCCTCTTCCCAGGATACATTTGTAAATTGTAGTTTTTCTTCTTCATTAACTACTACAAATACATAATGGCTACTGCTTTCACCTTTCCATATTCCCGGTAGTTCTTTGCTTATTTGGCTATAACTAGTCATAGCAATAAGCATACAAATACTTAATAATAATTTTTTCATAATTTTTAATTTAATTTAATTTAATTTAATTGTTCTATAATATAATCACCTATTTTTAAGGATTTTTACTTTTTAAAGATACTAGTGGCCTTTTCAGTTGTACGTCCACCGAAATAGGCAAGAACGACAGCCATCATGACCTTTTCAAAAGTATCATTCCATGTTTCGTTTATATGGAATGGTATAGTCTCTACACTATCTAAAATACCAGCCATTGAGAATATAATTATACACCATACTAATACTAATGGACGTACATTTTTACTCATCCAAGAGTCAGACATAGAATCTGCTTCCCATCTTGATGTAATAGCTTCTAATTCTTTACTCTGTTGGTCGTATATTAATTGCTGTAATTTAACTTTATCTTCTGCGGGTGCATCTGATTTTGTTATTTCTGCTATTTCTTCTTTT